GCAGCGCCTGCACCAGGACGACTTGGCCGGCTGGCTGCTCGGCGATCGCGGCGTCGACATGGCGGGCCCGCCTGTCGCCGGTGGCAATGGCGAGGTGTGGGAGAACGTCTGCCTGCCAGTCTGGAACGAGGACGAGACGCCACTGTGGCCGGAGAAGCACAACGCCGAGGACCTGCGCCGCATGGAGAAGGCGGCGCCCTATGTCTTCGCTGGCCAGTACCGGCAGCGGCCGGCGCCGCCCGACGGTGGGGTGATCCAGCCCGACATGCTGCAGCTGGTGGAGGCCATCCCGACGAACGTGGTGGAGTGGTGCCGCGGCTGGGACCTCGGCGCGTCAGCGTCGGGAGACTTCACCGCCGGCGCGCGCCTGGGCCGCATGGCCGACGGCCGCTTCGTCATCGCCGACATGGTGCGCGAGCAGTACGAGACGAACAAGCGCGACGCCCTCATCAAGAACACAGCGGTGCGCGACGGCCGCGCGCACAAGCAGAGCCTCCCGCAGGACCCGGGGCAGGCCGGCAAGAGTCAGGTGCAGGCGTTCGCCGCGCTGCTGGCTGGCCACAGCGTGCACTTCAGCCCGGAATCAGGTGACAAGGTGACGCGGGCAGATCCGCTGTCGAGCCAGATCAACGCGGGGAATGTAGTGATGGTGCGCGGGCCTTGGAACAAGGCGTTCACGGATGAGTGCCGGCTGTTTCCGTTCGGGAAGTACGATGACCAAGTTGACGCTGCCGCCCGAGCATTCAATGGGCTGATGCATCCACAAGCAGGAATCTTCGCTTAAAAAGGAAAGTTTTGAATAAACCCGATGCTTCGTCTGACGCCCTTGGAAAAAGTATCCGCAGATGGAAATGGGCAATTGCCGTCTACGTGGTATTAACGTTTGCTTCTTACGGCATTTGGTTTGGAGTTATCCAAAGAAATGAACTTTCGATTCAGGCTGATGTTTGGGGGCAGGCCGGCGATTTCATTGGGGGACTTTTGAATCCAGTTGTGGCGCTTGCCGCTTTTTTCTGGCTTATCAAAGGAGTGGAACTTCAAAAACAAGAGCTTTCTGATACCAGAAAAGCACTTGATGGAGCCATGGAGGCGCAAAAAGATCAAGCACTTTATGCAGCTGCTACCGTGCGGCTTAATGCGCTGACTGCTCTCGTAAATGCCACCAAGAACGAGGTCGATCTCCATCGCGACTCTATGAAGTTTTTGGCCGGACAAATAGACAATTTCAAAGGTGGAATCAGAGATTTAAATGGTGCTTGGATTCCATCGAACAAAATAGATGCGAAGTTTAATTCATTAAATAATAGATTGATCGTGCTTTTAGAAAAAATTGATGCGTACGAGAGAGAGATTGGAATCATCCTCAAGAATCACATGGCTGGAAAAACCTAGATCTTTTGCAGGCTCCCTAGCATGAGTCGGCATGACCGACTCCGACACCATCCGCTCCCGTGAGGCGCTGTTTTCCTTCTTCATGGGCCTGGATGGCAAGCGGCCCGGCGCCTGGGCCTCCTACGGCTACAAGCAGACGCTGACTTTCGACGACTTCCAGTTGGCCTACGACCGCGGCGGCGCGGCCCACGGCGCAGTGCACCGGCTGCTCGACGGCTGCTGGCAAAAGCTCCCCCGCATCAAGCAGCCCAAGGCCGACAAGGAGACGCCTTGGGAGACGAAGGCCAACGCCGTCCTCAAGTCGATCAACGGCTGGCAGAAGCTGCGTGACCTCGACCGGCGCAATCTCGTTGGCCGGTATTCCGCGCTGATCTACCGCATGGCGGACAGCCAACCGCTGTCGGCCCCTCTGGCGAAAGCCGTCCGCCTGGTCGACCTGATCCCGGTCTTCGAAGACCAGATCAAGGTAACGAAGTGGGACCAGGACAAGGCGTCACCGCGCTACGGCCAGCCCGAGACCTTCCAGTACCGCGCGCGGCGCGTCAACGCCGTCGACACCCAGGGCCAGCCCGACGAATGGCTCGACGTGCACCACAGCCGCGTACAGATCCTGGCCGAGGGCAGCGTCGGCAACATGTTCGAGGGGGTGCCGCTGCTGAAGGCCGGCTTCAACAACCTGGTCGACATCGAGAAGCTGAGCGGCGGCGGCGCGGAGTCGGCGCTGAAGAACAGCGCGCGCACGATCGTCTTCAAGTACGACCCGACCGCCCAGGTGCAGGCGATCACCACGACCAATCCCGACGGCAGCGTGTCGACCAAGTCGGTGCGCGAGGTGCACGAGGAGCAGACCCGGGCCCTAAACCGCAACCAGGACAGCAGCATCGTGCTGCAGGGCGGTGAGGCGACCACGCTGCAGACGACAGCCGCCGACTTGTCGCCGCAGTTCGGTATCGCGGCCAACCTCTTCGCCGCCTCTGTGCGCATTCCCTTCACGATCCTCTTCGGCCAGCAGACCGGGCGCTTGGCCAGCGACGAGGACAAGGCCGACTTCGGCGCGCGCTGCGCCTCGCGCCAGGCCAACGACCTCACGCCCATGCTCGAGGAGTTCGTGCGCCGCATGCAGGCTGCCGGCGTGATCGACGCAGGCGACTTCGAGATCGAGTGGCCGCCGGTGAACGCGCCGAGCGACTTGGACAAGCTCACGAACCTGGGCAAGGCCGCTGAGGCGATGCAGAAGGCATTCCAGGCTGGTCTGACCGAACCCCTGTTCGATGCGAACGAGCTGCGCGCCATGGTGGGCTTCGAGCCGCGTAAGGACGACGGCATGCCGGAGGAGGGCGACCTCGAGGAGGACCCGAACGCCGATCCCCAGGCCGACCCGGCCGCTCTCCCCAAACCCCAGCCCAAGCAAGGAGCAAAGGCATGAAGTCCGAACTGATCAAGTGGCGCATCCAAGTGCGTGAGAGCCGCGACGCCGCGTGGAAGAACAAGAGCGGTCTGTTCGAGACTCAGTGGATGGCGCTCCAGCAGGCCCGCCGCCTGCGCGAGGGCACGGCCGAGGGCCAGAAGGAAGGCGAGGGCTACGGCCGGGGCAACGTGCAGGTCATCCGGCACGTTCGCAAGGCCAAGACGGCATGATCCCCGCGGCGGGCAAGCGCACGCCGAATCCGATCGTCCCTGGCAACCCGCGCGAGCGCACCGGCAGCGCCGGCATCATGCGGCGCGCCGTGGCCGAGATCAACCGCCGGTATCGAGGCCTGAGCGCCGACGTGCTGGCCATCTTCGCCCGCATCCCGGTCTACGCCGAGAACGACGACAAGGGCAGCGAGGCGCCCGAGCGCGTGCACTACGGCGCCACGCCGCAGATTCTCGACCAGACGATGCTGGACCTGCAGGCCGCGCTCGATCGGTGGATCGCCGATGGTCGCGAGACCAACCACGTCGCCTGGTGGTCGGTCTATCAGGAGGAGGCCGCCCAGCTCGGCACAGCCCAGGCCGTCGCGAACCTCGCCAACCTGTCGCCGGCCTACGCCGCAGCGCGCAGCCTGGAAACGATCGTCTTCAGCGAGCCCTACCGGACGCGCGCGCAGATCGCCCGGGTGCGATCGAACGAATACTGGACTGGCCTGACGTCACAGGCCCGTGCGGACCTGGCCGGCGTCATCGGCCGCGCGGTGGTCGACGGCAAGAACCCGAAGACCGTGCGCGCCGAGATCATGGAGCGCCTGGACGTGAGCAAGTCGCGGGCGGCGCTGTACGCCCAGACTGAGATCCCCGGCACGCTGCGCGAGGCGCGGCTGGCCGAGAGCGAGGACGCGGAGGAGCAGCTGGGCATCAAGACGGCGCTGCTTTGGACGTCGGCGTTCAAGCCCACGACGCGCACCTGGCACGCCTCCCGGTCAGGCCGCACCTACTCGCGCGACGAGGTAAAGGCCTTCTACGCCACGAACGGCAACCGCTTCCGGTGCTATTGCGCCCAGACCGAGGCGTTGCTCGACGCCGACGGCAAGCCCATTCTCACGAAGAGCCTGCAGTCGGCCATGGCGAACGAGCGGAAGACGTGGCAGAAAAAAGCGCAGAGCTAGTTCTTTAGCGCTTGGTGGGGTCGTCCACCTTTACTTTCACGTTCACGTTCACGTTGTCAAGGCTCCCTTTTTTGAGCATCCACGCGGCTCCCAGTGCGATTGCCACAACGCCGATGGCAATAGCTTTCTCAACCACAGGGCTATCAATTACGGTGTCGTTTGGGAGCTTTATTAAGTCAAGAAGGGGATTGGTAGCCATAGGATTCTGTTTGTAACAATTTAGACGTGATCATAGCAATCAACGAGCGTACGGAGCTAGGCCGCCATGGCCAGCAGTCCCCTTCCTAGCATGCAGAGGCATCCCTTTCTGAGGCATGCCCATGAAGAAGCAGAAGCGAGTCCACATCGTCAGCGCCGTGAACGCGGCCAACGTCAAGAAGGACGGCAGCAAGTACACGATCCGCGACGTCTGCGGCGCCACCGACGACATCGTGATGAACCAGCGGCTGTACCCGGCCGACCAGCTCGCCATCGGCGCGCCCACCCTCAACGGCAAGCCTGCGCCCGCCGGCCACCCGAAGAACAGCTCCGGCCAGCACATCAGCGCGGCCAACGGTGAAGCCCTGGCCACGGCCTGGATCGGTGCGTATTGCACCAACGTCCGGCACGAGGGCGGCCGCACGTTGACCGACGTGGTGGTCAATGGCGATATGGCGCGCGCGACGCCGCTGGGCCTCACCCTGGTCGAGCGTCTCGACGCCGCCATCGCCGGCACGAACGCTGAGCCAATCCACGTGAGCACCGGGCTCAACCTGGCCGAGGTCGTCGCCAACGGCGAGAGCCGCGGCAAGAAGTACCGCTGCATCGCGACCAACATCCAGTACGACCACCTCGCCATCCTGCTGAACGAGACCGGCGCCGGCACGCCGGAGGAGGGCGTGGGCATGTTCGTCAACGCCCAAGGCGAGCAGGAGGAAATCGAGACGGTGGTGGTGAATGCTGCGCCCGACGACCGCCGCGATGAAGGCCTGCTCAAGACGCTGCTGCGCAAGCTCCTGGGCAATTCCAACGAGCTGAGCTTCGATCAGATCTATTCCGGCATTCAGGCGCTGCTGCCGGAAAGCGCATGGCCGCGCGAGGTGTTTTCCAACTACTTCATCTGGTGCGACCGCGACGGAAAGCTCTTCAAACAGGATTACTCCATTTCCTCGGACGGCTCCATAGCATTTGTTGGGCAAGCAGTCGAAGTGACCCGAAAGGTCGATTACGAGCCGATTACCAACCAGAAGGACGATCCAGTGAAAGAACACATCCTCGCCGCGCTGAATGCAGCAGGCATCACCACGGCGGGCCTGGACGATTCCAAGCTGCTGTCGGCGTACAACGCCTTGGTCATCAAGCCGGTGCAGGACAAGCTGACCGCAGCCAACTCCGCAGTCGCCGGCTTCGAAGCCGAGCGCGCCGCCGTGCAGAACGCCGAGCGCGACGCCCTGGCCACCAAGCTGGCCGTCAACAGCGTGCTCACCGTCGACGACTTCAAGGGCATGCCACTCGCGCGCCTGAAGGAGCTCGATGCCAAGGCGACCGCAACCGCCGCGCCCGTCACCGTCGCCTCTAACGCCGCCGGCAAGACCGCC